AAATATAGATAAAAATTTAGAACCACCATTTTTAACGATCATTAGAAATCCTGATGTTAAATTGAACGATAAAAGAAGATATAATATCCCAAACAACAGGATGTATTATTATATGGAAGTTCCAACATGGGATGGAAATAGAAAAGGGGCGAACATATATAAAATTCCACAACCAATTCCTGTTGATATAAAATATACGGTTGTTTTAGTTTGTAATAGAATGCGTGAAGTTAATAAAATGAATGAAACAATTATGAATTTATTTGCTTCATATAATGCTTATCAAATTATAAATGGACATTATATTCCGATTATTAATGAATCATTCACCGACGAATCTGTTATGGATTTAGAAAGTAGAAAGTATTATATAAATAAATACGAATTTACACTTAATGGATTTTTAATAGATGAAGAACAATTTGAAGTATATCCCGCTTTGAATAGAACAATTCAAATGTTTGAGGTGGATAGTCGACCTGTTAAACGACCACAAAAAAGACAACAACCACCAAAATTAGAATCGATAACTTTTACATATGAAAATAGTGCAACGACATTAGAAAGATCTTTCTTTTATACTTGTAATTTATTTTTACAAAATACAATAAACGTTACTTCTTTTTCGGTTTATATTAATAACCAATATGTAGGTGATGATTTAGATTTAGTTCAGATCAACAATGGTGACGAATTAAAAATAGTTATTACGGTAGGTTTAACAGGTCAAGTTCCTCAAGTTATATTTACACAGAGCTTAATTTAGTTTTCACCATAGATGTCTTTCTTTTCTTGACACTTTTCCATAATTAAGTTTTCTAAAAACTTATACATTTTAATTCCACGTTTATCGCAATATTTTTTTAAAACATCGTGAACATCAACGTCTATTTTTAAATTTTTTATTTTTTTTTCTTGTTTATCCATAGGTAGAAAAAAGGCAGAAAAAAATCATACCAAGTTATAAATACTTTCATTAATGTAAAGTTTTTGGTGTTTTTCATAGTATTTATAGTAAAAATAAATTTTATAAAAAGTATTTTACAATATGGCAACTAACAGTAAAGTTTTCGTTTCACCCGGTGTGTATACTTCTGAAGTCGACCTTAGCTTTGTAGCACAAAGTGTGGGGGTAACTACATTAGGTATTGCAGGTGAAACTTTAATAGGTCCAGCATTTGAACCTATCTTTATTACAAATTTTGATGAATTCCAAACCGTGTTCGGTGGGACATCACCTGAAAAATTTGTAAACACACAGATTCCAAAATATGAAGCGTCGTATATCGCTAAGGCATATCTTCAACAATCAAACCAATTATTTGTAACAAGAATCTTAGGTTTATCAGGTTATGATGCAGGTCCATCTTGGTCTGTAACTACCGTTGCAAACGTAGATCCAACAACAATTGATGTTTGGTGTTTAAGTTCTGTAACTTTAACTGCAACTTGTGAAACTGTTTGTGTCAATCCTCTTGAACTTTCATTTACCGTTCCGTTTACGGCTTGCACAAACTCAACTACAACTATTGGATATAATGCTAATTTCCCTGTTGACATACAAAACATTTTGTATGATCAATTCGAACAATTTAATGGTAATGTATCAACTTTAGATTCTCAGATAAGAAATTTGATATTTGATGTTATCACGGCACAAAACCCATTCACAGCAGAAGATGAATTTATTTCTTACTTCGGTTCGATTGATACTACAGATTATAATAGTTTGAGTGGTGCTGGTTGGACAGCAGAAACAAACGTATTTAATGTTCCTTCTGTTTCTTTAAATGACACAGATCTAACTTCAGCGTTAAACGACGCATGGTATTACGCATTATTTACTAATACAGGAAATACAAACTACACAGGTTTCTCATTCTTTAGTTATGTTAGTGGTTTAACTTCATATTACCCTAACCCAACTCCTACACCACAGGCATCGTCTTCACCGACCCCAACACCATCGGCAGCGAATCCTTGTATAACACCTTCACCATTTACATCACCAACACCAACCCCAACACCTGTTAATATTGATTGTTATTCAGGAACTATCGTTGGTAAAATTTATTACTATACAGGAACATCATATGTAGATTATGATAATGTTGTTGTTGGAACTTTAAGATCTAGAGGTATCGCAACTTATACAAATGCTGAAAACCCAAGATATTCTGTAACAGGAACATCGAATGTTACTTTAGATATGACGGGTCAATACGCGGCAGTTCTTAAAAATCCATTCGCAACTTTTGGTGTAAATGTTGTTGATAGGTTTAATACCCCTTATACTTTTGAAACTTCATTTACTCAAAATGATCCTGAATATTGGACTAAAGTATTTGGTGTAACTAATTTCCAAAAACCAAGATTAGAAGTTCCTGTATTTGCAGAAGAAAATTTCCAATCTTTCTTAAATTTCGCATGGAGAAAAGGATATATTCGTGGTCTTAACCCTAATCTAATTGCACTTGACTCAGCTCAAAGTGGAGATCCTGATTCAATTGGTTGGTATTTAGATAGATGGCAAACACCAGTTTCACCATTTGTTGTTTCTGAATTAAGAGGTAATAAAGTTTATGATCTATTTAGATTCTACACTGTTTCTGATGGTGATGGAGCAAATACATTATTAAAAATCTCAATTACAAATCAAACTTATAACAATTTAACATTTGACGTATTAATTCGTGATTATTTCGACACAGATGCAAACCCCGTTGTTATTGAGAAGTTTACAAACTGTTCAATGGATCCAGGACAAAACAACTATATTGCAAACAAAATCGGAACTTTAGATGGTGAATACGAACTTAAGTCTCGTTATGTAATGATTGAAATGAGTGAAGACGCTCCAATTGACGCTCTTCCTTGTGGATTTAACGGATTTAATTTTAGAAATTACGCAGGTGCTAATTCACCTTTCCCAATCATTAAAGGAAAATATGATTTCCCTGGTGAAGTTATTTACAACCCACCATTTGGTTTATCAACAGGAAATGACAACGCATTAATTAGTCCGGGAGATAATGTAAGAAGAACTTATTTAGGTATTTCTAATTCTTATGGATGGGATCCAAACTTCTTCGAATATTACGGAAAACGAAATCCAATTAATTCTTGTGATATTGAAGGTTTACCGTTCAACTTCAGATCTGAAGGATTCCACATGGACGTAAACGCAAGTGGTTTAACTATCGGACCTGAGTTTTCGACAAGTGGTCAACCAAGATTTGTTGTTGGTAATTCACCATTCATTACTGAACCTGAATTCCCAACAAACGCATATTATAGATTATTTGCACGTAAATTTACATTGTTAGTTCAAGGTGGATTTGACGGATGGGATATCTACAGAGAATACAGAACTAATGGTGATGAATTCCAAATCGGTAGACGTGGTTTCTTAAATGGAGCTTGTCCTTCATCAAGATACCCACAAGCAGTTGGTTGGGGAGCATTTAAAGAAATCTCTTTAGGTGATGGAACTCAAGATTATGCAAATTCTGATTATTACGCATACTTATTAGGTCAACAAACTTTCGCTAACCCTGAAGCAACTAACATTAATGTATTTGTAACACCGGGTATTGACTACGTTAATAACAGTAACTTAGTGGAAGCTGCGGTTGAGATGATTGAATTTAATAGAGCCGATTCATTATATATCTGCACTACTCCTGATATTGATCTATTTGTCCCTACAACCACAGGTGGAGATTTCTTTATCTACCCAACTGAAGCTGTTGACAACTTAGAGAACACAGGAATTGACTCTAACTATACGGCAACTTACTATCCGTGGGTATTAACAAGAGATAGTGTAAACAACACACAAATCTATATTCCACCAACGGCTGAGGTTACAAGAAACTTAGCACTTACAGATAACATCGCATTCCCTTGGTTCGCAGCGGCGGGTTACACTCGTGGTATTGTTAATTGTATCAAAGCTCGTAAGAAGTTGACTCAAGAAGATAGAGACATTCTTTATATTGGTAGAATTAACCCAATTGCAACTTTCTCAGATGTGGGAACTGTAATTTGGGGTAATAAAACTCTACAAGTAAGAGAATCTGCTCTTGACAGAATCAACGTAAGAAGATTGTTACTACAAGCTCGTAAATTGATTTCAGCGGTATCTGTTAGATTGTTGTTCGAACAAAATGACGCACAGGTTAGACAAGACTTCCTAAATGCCGTTAACCCGATTCTTGACTCAATTAGAAGAGACCGTGGTTTATATGACTTTAGAGTTACAGTTTCTTCTGACCCTGAAGATTTAGATAGAAATCAAATGACAGGTAAAATTTACATCAAACCTACAAGAGCCCTTGAATTTATAGATATTACTTTCTATATCACACCAACGGGAGCTTCGTTTGAAAATATTTAAACTTGGTTTATAAAAGGAAAAGGGAGGTTTAATTATCTCCCTTTTTTTATTTATCTAATATTTATTAGTATGAATCACAAAAAATTAGTTAGAGAAATAATTTCTGAAATATTTTCTGAACAACTTAAACCAACAATGAAATATTATGCGTTTGATTGGGATGACAACTTAATGTATATGCCAACTCAAATTTATCTTAAAGATGATAGAGGTAATAGTGTTGGTATGTCTACGGAAGATTTTGCTGAATACCGAACAGAAATTGGACAAGAACCTTTCGAATATGAAGGACACACTATAGTAGGTTTTGATGAAGATGCATTTAGAGACTTCAGAGTTACCGGTGATAAAAAGTTTTTAAAAGATGCAATGACCGCTGAAACAGGACCTGCATGGGACGACTTTGTTGAGGCCGTTAATAATGGATCAATATTTGCAATCATAACAGCACGAGGACACACCCCTTCAATATTAAAACAGGCAGTTTATAATTTGATTAAAAATAATAAACACGGTTTAAATAAAGAAACAATTGTCAAAAATTTAAGAAAATATAGAGATTTAACAGACGAGGACGATTTATCTGACGACGAACTTATAAGGTCTTATTTAGAAATGTGTCGTTTTCACCCCGTTAGTTTTGGTGAAGGTTCAGCTGCGAACCCCGAAGAATTAAAAGTTTTGGCAATGAGAGAATTTATGACTTATGTTCAAAACTTGTCAAAACAACTTCAAGAAAAGGCATTTATGAAAAACAAGATAAGCAATTATTTTATTCCTTATGTAGGTTTTTCAGATGACGATTTAAGAAATGTTCAAACAATGAGAAAATATTTTGATAACGAAGATGAATTAAAAATATATCATACTAGTAAACAAGGTAAAACTTCATATGAATAACTGGTCTGGTCTAGTTAGTAATTTATTTTATAAAAGATCAAAGTAAATAGAAAAATTTTTAAATAGGATATATTTATAATAAACAAAATAAAAAAAACAAAAAAAATAAGACATGGCTGATTTATTAATGAAAATGCCCATACCCTATGAGCCAAAACAAAATCATAGGTGGATATTAAGATTTCCTTCTTCGTTAGGAATTAACGAATGGTTTGTTCAAACAACTTCTAGACCAAAGATGACTGTTAATAACACACCTATTAAGTTTTTGAATACAAACACAAACGTTGCAACTGACTTTAAGTGGGAACCTATTAGTTGCACATTTTTAGATCCAATAGGTCCATCTGCAACTCAAGCAATTATGGAATGGGTTAGATTATGTGCTGAGTCAGTAACAGGACGTATGGGATATGCCGCGGGTTACAAAAAAAATGTTGACCTTGAGATGTTAGACCCTACAGGAGTGGTAATCGAAAAATGGATTCTTCAAGGGGCTTTTTTAAGTGGTTATGATGGTGGAGCTCTATCTTACGCATCGCCAGGTTTATCAACAATCTCAACATCATTAGTTGTTGATAGATGTATTTTGGTTTACTAAAAATTAAATAATAAAATCATAATAACCTTCACTATTTACTAGTGGAGGTTTTTTTTTATTTTTTAATTAAAAATATTATGGAAAACTACGAATTAGAACAATCAAATTTTAATTTACCACACGATGTGATACAATTACCTAGTAAAGGTATTTTTTACAAAAGTAAAAAGAAATCAATTAAAGTTGGTTATTTAACTGCTCAAGATGAAAATTTGTTGGCTAATTTTGACCCAAAAGTTTCATTAAACGAATCAATAGTTTTACCACTCTTACAAAGAAAAATCTATGAAAAGGACATTAAAGCCGAAGAATTAACAGATGGTGACGTTGAGTCGATTCTTCTATTTTTAAGAAATACTTCTTTTGGTCCTGAATATACAATTAGCGTTAGAGACCCAAAAACTGACAACAATTTTTCAACAACAATTTTGTTAGACGAACTTAATTATACCAAACCTAAAGTCCAACCTAATGAAAACGGAACGTATAGTTTAACTTTACCTATGTCTAAAGCGCAAATAGAAATTAAAATGATGACATTAGGTGATAGAGTTAATCTTGAAAAAGATATTAGAAATTATCCCGCAAATTTAATTGCACCTGTTGTGACTATGAGACTTAGTAAACAAATTATTTCGGTAAACGGAAAAACAGACAGAGGTGATATTGAAATTTTTATTGAAAGTATGCCAATTGCCGATTCTAAATTCATTCGTCGTTTTTCTTTAGAAAATGAACCTAAGTTAGATTTAAGAAAAGAAGTTATAGCCCCGTCAGGAGAAAAAGCAATGGTTGACATTGCTTTTGGGGTGGAATTTTTTCGGCCTTTCATATCAATATAAAAAAACAATTCTAGACGAATTTTATTATTTTTCTAAAATATTCAGAACTCAATATAGTGAGTTTATGAATATGCCTACTTATGTTAGAAAATACATAATCAACAAATTTATTGAAGAAAAACAAGAAAAATAGTTATAAAACTATTTATGGTTAATCTATATTAATATGGCGGAAAACGAAGAAACAGGAAATAAAAGTGACGGGGGAACTTACTTACCTCAAGAATTTGTTACTGAATGGACAGTAAATCCTAAAGGTATTACTAAAGTTATTGGTGATATTGCAAATCAAGCCGCAATGGCAATGAATATTTTTGATGAAAAACCATTTGCCTTTTTAGACAAAGAAGCGACATCAATTCAAAACGCTTTTGGTTTAACTAAAGACAGGATGTCTGAATTTAAACAAATTGTTGCTGACGTTGGTCCCGAATTGGTTAAGATGGGACTTACTATGGAAGATGCCGCCAAAACTACCACAGAATTAATGAAGGGTATGAAGTCCTCTGGAACTATAGCAAAAGAAACTATGGTTGAATTGGCAGCAGTTAGTAAATTAACAGATGTTAGCGTTGAGACTTTGGCGACTAATTTCAGAAATGTTGGTATCTCTATATATGACGTAGGTAAAGAAATGAAAGAAGTTGTTAATGACGCTAAAAAAGCAGGAGTTGCTGTTTCTGCGGTTGCAGGTGCGGTTTCATCAAATTTGAAACAATTAAATTTATTTAATTTTAGTAACGGAGTTGAGGGTATTACAAAAATGGCAATACAATCTGAAAGATTGGGTGTGTCTATGGATAAAACATTTACTATTGCCGAAAAACTTTTATCACCTGAAAGTGCTATTGAAATGTCTTCAGCACTTCAAAGACTTGGAGTTACATCAAGTCAATTATTAGATCCGTTAAGAGCCATGGATCTAGCACAAAATGATCCTGCGGAACTTCAAAACCAAATGGTTGAGTTATCTAAACAATTTACCCAATTTAATGCCGAAACCGGTAAAATGGAAATTATGCCAGGGGCAAAAAGAAGGTTAAGAGAAGTTGCGACTGAATTGGGATATAATGCTGACGAATTTGCGAATATGTCAATAAAGGCTGCTGATTTTGATAGAAAAATGGCTCAACTTAAATTACCTGATTTTGCTTCAGATAGTAAAGAAACAAAAGAGTTAATTGCATCAATGGCACAAATGAAAGATGGTGTTGCAACAATTAATATAAAAGATCAAAAAACGAGTGAAGTTGTTTTAAAACAAGTGGATCAATTAACACCTGAAGATATAGAAAAACTTAAAACTTCACAAGAAGAACAAGGAAAAAGTGTTGAACAATTGGCTGTAGATCAATTAGATCAGTTGAAGCAAATTAATTCGGGTATTAATGGGGTAGGAGCAGCGGCAACATATGGTAGGGCAACTTCAGCACCATTAGAAAGATTGTATGAATCAATGATGGGTGCTCAAAAAGCAATATCAAAAACTGCCGCAGAAAGAATAACGGGAAAAGAAGTAAGAGCAAACGTATCTGCAATAACACAACCGGCCGAAGATTATTTAATTTCAGGATTGAAGGGAGATGTTAGTGGTATGAAAAAAGCACAAGAAGACTTGGGTATTAATTTAGTTAAATTAGAAAAAAAATTAGAGACTACTTCACAAGATATGTTAATGGTTGCAGCACAAAGAATGGGAGAAAGTTTTCAGAAGGCTTATGAAAAACCAAGCGAAATGACTTATAAAGGTGAATTGAATATTAATGGAACCGTTGATGTTAAAGGAAATGAAAATACTAAAAATATTAGTAAAGAAGAATGGAATAACATATGGAGACAATATCTTAACGAACCTCAATGGAAAGAAGCGTCAGGTATAGTATTCAAAGAAGCAAATCCTGTATCTATTGCTGTAGGACCAAAGACACCTTAGTAAATTACAATTTCTAAAAAAATAGACTATTATCTATTTATAATAAAAAAACTATGTCTGAAAGTTTTTTATCGTTTGGTAATTCGGAATTATTTAGAAAACAGTTGTTGGTAAGAAATTTACCACCATACAATGTTCCTGGTGCATATACTTCACCTGAGAACCCAGTAAACTATGAAACTAATTTAAGTGTTTATAATGTTGTTGACTCACCGAATAATTTTGTTTCTACAAATCTATTTGCAAACGATTTATATCCTTTAAACGAGTATGGACCTGAAGGTGGATTTACAGGTCCAATAGGTGTGAATGTTACACCGGTATTAAATCCAAATCAAGGACCTTATTATCCTAATAGTGGAACAATTTTAGATGTTGTTAATGAATTTTATATAGAGTCTGCTTATGTGACTAATAAGTGGGGACCAGCAGGTGGATTTAAAGATTTAGTAATTATAACTGACTTATCATCAGTTCAAGGAATATACCAACCGTATTGGGATCCAGGATATTTTAATTTTTCATCATATCCAACATTTAATATTGTATTCCAAGACGACCCAAATGGATCAAATGGTTTATTATCACAAGATAGTTATTTAGCTCAAATTGGTGCGACACAATTAAAATTTGCCTTCAACGAAAGGATCGCTCAAGAAATAAATCAGGCAACTGTTGGATCGATTAATTTAGATACAATCACAGATCCTTTTTCGGCATCTCTTTTAGCAACAGGTCAACAACCTTTTTTTATTAGAGATTGGAGAATTACTGTTCCTGAAAATCCGGCTTTAGCCGCTGTAGCTTTAGCAAATAGATTAACAGGAACTTATTTTCCTGTGTCTTTTATTCCTGGCGATTACTTTGATGAAAATACACCATATACAAATCCACAACAAACTAGTAATGCGGTTAATACAATTAATAATTTAACAGGTGGTTTATTATCACCAATTTTAAATAAAACTAGAAACCCATCCGAAATATTTGTTGCAAACACAGGTAATGGAACGAGATCTGTATTATTTGCAACTTTAAATTACAACCAATATAGACCATCATATAATATAGGTTTAGTTCAAGGATTGTCTGCAATTGCAAACGCAATCGTTGATCAAGATTCGCCAGCATCAGGAACTTACTATGTTGGTAGTCCTAATGCTGAACCAAGTTTAATTGATTCTCCACCAAATCAGGTCCCTGTTAATGATTTTGGAGAACAACAAGCGACCATAGTTTATGGTCCACAAGAGTTGGGTGTATTGTATGAAGGTAATATTGAACAAATAAAATTTGGTTTAGCGGGAAAATCTTATTCAGATGGTGGAGGAACATCAGGACAACTTGTATGGACATCACCAAAATACAGACCGAACGCCGGATTTAAAGCAACACCTGGTGGTGGATCAGGTTCTTTAGATGACGACTTTAATCAAATATCTGCCGACTATCTACAATATCAATCAACCGATATTGATTTTAAACCGGGATCAATTTTAGATCAAACACAACAATTAGTAAATTCCGGAGATTTAGTTCAAGGTCAGGCACGTTTAAAACATGTTGGAAACGCTATTAATCAAGTTTCCAAAGTTTTTAATGATGGTTATAAAGAATTAACAAAAGGTTCAAGGGTATTATCATATGTAAACCAAACAGACGGATCAGAAGCCGGAATTGAATACTGTAGAGTATTTCAAAAAGATACACCGTATTATACATATAATGATCTTCAAAAAACAGACGGGATTACAACTTCAGGTAGAAGAATGGAATATTCAGTATTTGATAATACATATAATTTGAATATCGCTCCAATTAGAAATCCTGGATCCACAAATATTGTTGATGGTCGTGTGAAAAAATACATGTTGTCAATCGAAAACTTGGCATGGAGAACATCTGACAGACCAGGATTCACTTATGATGAATTACCTGTTTGTGAAAAAGGACCAAATGGTGGTAGAATTATGTGGTTTCCACCTTATAATTTAACTTATACTGATAGCCCAGCGGTTACTTTTAATTCTACCGATTTTTTAGGAAGACCTGAACCAATATATACTTATAAAAATTCATCAAGATCAGGATCGATAGGTTTTACAATTATTGTTGACCACCCTTCCGCGATGAACACAATAATAGAAAAACAACTACAAGGGGTTCAAAAAGAAAGAATTCAAAGTGTTATTGATTCATTTTATGCTGGTTGTGTAAAATATGATTTATATGAATTGGCCGCTAAGTTTAATACTATACCAACAAAAGATTTATACACATATCAAGAGATTTTAAACAATCCAAGATTAACGCAAGAAGAACAACTTCAGGTATTAGAAAGTATACCGGCCGATCAAACAGTAACCAATCAGGGTCAAACTCCGGCTGCCGACCCATTACCAAATTCAACTGCGGCAGGAAATCAAACGGCAGAAAATCCACCACCAGACTTTAATTGGTCTCAATATGAAGGGTTAGGATTCTATTTTGAAAATGACGTTCCTGGAGGACCTAACGGAACAAAACCTGGTGAAAATAAAGAAGGAGGAACTTCAGCGTCAAACTTTGATGTATATTATAATCAATATATTGGATTGAAAACGGTATATAATCAAAAGGCACCAAAATACGTAAACTCGGATGGTAAGATATTTGAATCTACGGGCATTCCTAATTTCTTCACACAAGTTGTTGAAGGAAATTTTAATACGGTTCAAACTGAATTAATTAAACAAATTGATGATGTTTTAGTAAAAAACAACGGTAGTATAACTATGGAAATGATAGGGTCCGCATCGGCACCACAAGAAGAATCTTATAATAAAAAGTTATCTGAAAGAAGAAATGATTCTGTTAGAAAATGGTTTTTAAATGTTACTTTATCAAACGGAAAAAAAATATCGGAATATGGTGAAAAATTCAAAATGATTTTATCACCACAGGGTGAAGTTACTGTAATTCCACAAACAAAGGCAATTGCATCAGGAACTCCTGAAACAAACGATATAAGTGTATCAAACGCACAAGGTGGTGATGTTTTATCTTCAAGTATCAATTGTAATGTTGATTCATTTGCTGTAACTCAAAATGGAACTAAAATACCCGATCAAACTTTTCCTAATGAGGCTCAATGGTATAGTATACCAGCTATGGCTTGTAGAAGAGTTGCGATTCAAAAAATTACGGCCGTTATTCCACCACCAGAACCAAAAATAGAAAACACTACAACTACTACGACTAATAACCCCCAAAATCCTTTGACAGCAATAACTCAAAGTATTAAACCGGAACCTAAAATTACTGTTGAACAAAAGTTAAAAGAGGGTATTTCTAAAAAGATTTTAAGAAATTTATTTTCAGAATGTGACTATTTTGAAGTGATAAAACAGACAGATCCCATGATGTATGACAGCATTAAAGAACAGATCAAATATTTTAGTCCGACATTTCACTCCATGACACCTGAAGGATTGAATAGTAGACTTACATTCTTAAATCAATGCTCAAGACCTGGTCAAACTATTCCTGTTATAGGTCCTGATGGAAGACCAAAATACAATGACGCACTAAACACTTCATTTGGTGCACCACCGATACTTGTAATTAGAGTTGGTGACTTTTATCATTGTAAAGCAGTTCCAACAACAATTAAATTGAGTAACAAAACACCAATATTTGATATTAATCCAGAAGGTATTGGATTACAACCAATGATGGTAGACGTAACTATTGACTTTAATATAATTGGTGGTATGGGATTAAAAGGTCCTGTTGATGAAATACAAACGGCACTTTCTTTTAACTATTACGCAAACACTGAAATATATGACGAAAGAGCAACCGCAACAGATATTGAAAGCACAGAAAAAAATGACAAATATGTTATAGAACAAATAGGGGGAGGAGTTCCACCTGTTAGTCAACAACAACAAGCTCAAATTAATAGCGTCCAACCAAAGAAAGGAGGATCTACAGTGGGTCAAATACTAAGCGATACTGAAATAGATTACACAGGAATATATGACTCACTTCAATCTAAAACTCAAGAGTATTTTAAAACTTATTTTGAAGCACTTCAAAAATTAAATGACAATTATTCTTATGGTGCCGTTCAGTTGGGTATTAAAGATAGAAGTTATGTAAAAGGTAAAATAAGTGAATATACGAATGAAAAGAAAGATTTAGAATTATTTGGTAAAAGTAATGCATATCAAGAATTAGTTGAAACACTTAAAGGTAGGATAAACAAAGATATAACAGAAGAAAAAGATCCAATCTATGACGGTTTACCCGGAGATGTTAAAAGTTCAATTACGGGAAAACAAAAAAGAGAATTTCAGGAAAGATTACAAACTTTAGTCAATAATCAACAGACAAAAATGTTAGACACTATTAATAACAACATGTCAAACATTGTAAAAATTGAAGATGAGTTAAATTATATTTTTAGACAATTAGATGTGGTAGCTTCTAAACTTGATGGAGAATTATTACAAAGTAATGAACCTAAACTATATGATTTAAGTGGAGATTCTTTTTTTAATATCACAACCAATTCTGGTTCGATATATAGTGTATATACAGAAAGTTTAAAAAACATTATTGATAGTTATAATTCATTACTATTAGAATTTAACATAACTAAAGATTTTTATAACAAATCTGAGTCAGTAATTAGTGACCAAAATAATTGTTCTTTTCAAATCATTGATGGAGGTAATGATTATTGGGTTAAATGTCCATATAATAGATTTGGTATTTATATGACTCCAGAGTTTTTAAATCCAGATAGTTTTACAAAACTACAAAACTTTTTAACTGAAGGACCTGAAATTAAAACAAACCCAATAGTCGTAGAAGGTATAAAAAAATCTTGTGAAACTTTTAAAGTGGAATGTGTTAATTTTCAAGATTTAACTAAACAAAATTATTTTGATAAAGTTGTTGGTGATCAAAGATATGTTAGTGCAACTACTTGGAAGTTACCCGATAATACAATTAAAAAATGTAACTATACGACAAACGTTACGCAAGACGTTCAAACAAAAACTAAAAGAATTAAAGACTTATATTCAAATATAAACCTTAATAGTGACAATAACACTTTTAATGGAAAAGTAACACTCAATTAAAATGGCACAACAATATTGGAATAGATATACCGATTTTTTATTAAATGGACAACAGACCGTTGTTCCGTATATTCAATTACCATCTAAGACAACAGATAAAAATTATATTTATAAAGTTGCCCAATCAAGACTTGATAAAATATCACAACAATTTTATGGAACACCATACTTTGGTTGGTTAATACAGGTTGCAAATCCACAATATTCAGGTAGCGAATTTTCAATACCTGATGGTGCAGTATTGACTATTCCATTTCCTTTAATAGCTTCATTACAAGACTATAAAAACTCTTACGAAAATTACTTCTTTTATTATGGTAGGTAACCAAGAAAATATACTTGTAGAATTTGATTATGATAACATTACTTTAATAGATCCAAACAACGTTGTAGACGAACAAGGAAATGTTAAAGAAAGAACGGTCAAACAAGAAGACTTGGTAATGTATGCCAATTTGGAATGTAACGTTTTACCTAGAACCAAATTAGCTGTTGGTTCAGCAATGAACGACTCCCAAAGAACAATCTCGGTTGGAAAAATTAATTTTTTAAATCCTGGAAACAAACAGTTTTTAGATACAAAATGGACTGATGAATTAACAGGGAAAGACACGTTAACAGGTAAAGGTGTAAATCAACCTAAATTAACTGCGGTTAAAAATCCCAACTTACCTGATGATTATTATTTAACACAAAACATATTATCAAATGGAAATCCTGGTGCGGTTGATAATGGTTTATTGGGTATTAAATATATCAGTGTAAGTTACAATACAACATTTGTTCCTGAAATAAACATTACACTTGAAGATGTTAAAGGAAGGGCGTTGTTTGAAGCGGGAAATAATTCACCATATGCTGCATTTTTTCAACTACCATACCCACAATTTACATTAACTCTCAAAGGTTATTATGGAAAGGCAATTAAATTACCAATTATGCTTCAAAATTTCAATTCGAGATTTGAACCAACAACAGGTAATTTTACAATAACTTTAAAATTTTTAGGATATAAATACACCCTTCTTTCATATGTTAATTTTGCTAACTTAATGGCAGTTCCACATATGTATAACAATGTTGTATCTCAAACAACGGCTTCAACAGAACAAGGAACCAATACAAACGAAAACGTTTTACAAAGTCCAACTATTGTTAGTAAGGGTTATCAAAAAATGAAAGAAATATATTCAATATATAAATCAAAAGGATTAATTGCTGATGATTTTCCCGAAATAACATTGAACCAATTAAAGTATAGATTACAAGTTTTTATTAAAGATGTCTTAGACAGTTATGCCAAAGAAAATTTAGGGGCGTTGACAACTATGACAGAATATACAAACAACTTGTTGGATTATCAAAAAAATGTGTTTACAGGAAATAACTCATGGTTTAATAAGTATTTGGATATAAAAAATCCTATAGTTTTAAAAAGTGGTCAAAATGTTTATGGGTTTAAAAAAACATTAAACGAACCACAAAAAAAACAAGATTTAGCAACAGAGTTAGATGGTATTATAAAAAATTATAACACCAAATTAAATCAAAATGGTATATACGGAATAAATGGAAGTTATACCGTAGGTAACAAAACAATTAAAACGCAAATACCTGTTAATATTAATTTAGCGACTTGTCAAGTATCTGGTATAACATTAAATGACATTGATATTAGAAAAACATTTGCAGCGTCAGAAACTGCACCAAAAGGAGAAATATCACCATTTAACACTCCACCATCCGCATTTACAAAAACTGACTTAGCCTTTCTTACCTTTACAAATAATTTTATAAAAGAATCTAACCCAACTGGTGAATCGTATTATTTCTTTGAAGGGAAAACTTCATTTATGAGTATTACGGATCAAATTGGAAAAGATGCGTCCAAACTTCGAACACAAGTAGAACAACAGATAACAGAAAATTTAGCGGTTAAATTTAGTCAAAAAGGTGACAAAGGATTAGGATTTACACCATCTATTAGAAATATTTTAGCAATATTTTATTGTCAGGGTGAGGCATTTTTAAGATTGATGGATGAGGTTCATAAGAAAGCTTGGGATCAAAGAGAAAATCCATTTAGAAGAGCGGCAATTTTTGGGAACGCATCAACCGCTCCAAGTGTTGATTTAACAACATCAACACAAAATAATGAACCAATATATCCATGGCCACAGATTATAAAAGAATCTACGGGTGAAGACGGTAAAGAAAAATTTGAAACAATATATCCGGGCGCTCAAAATGTTGCCGGAATCTACAGATCATACAATACTGAAATATGGCCTGAAGTAGAATTTGTTGAACAATTCATAAAAGGGTTTACACAAAGACAAAATGATGCCAACAAACGAGGTGCTGAATTTGATGAATCAGATCAACAACCACAAAGAATTTCATTAAACGCGATTGATTTTCCTGTTTCAAATGACGTGTTTCAAAACAAAGAAGAATCAAAATACTTTTTTGAAATTTATGAAAGATTGATATTAAATTCATACTATAGCCTTTTCAACAGACAATCTGGTTATAACTCGGCTATGTATGAAGTTGAAGCGGACAATGAAGGAACAAACATATTAAAAAGTTTAGGAACAGATAATCCGTATTTATCAAAAACGATAAAAGAATATCTTTTAGATGGAACAAATTACTTACCATTTTTAAGACATATATCTAATGAAGGTCAAGGTGAAAGTTGGCAATCTTTTATTAGAGGTGAATTTGTTACATCATATATTAAAAACGATGTCGATAATTCTGCTGTATTATATAACGGAGATATTTTTAGTTCGACTAAATCACAACCTAGTGTCTCTTTGGTTAACGCTAAAGATCTTACAAACTTAGAAAACTATATAACACAAACATCGACTAATAATGAATATGTTTTTGGTGACACATATCCAATTATTAATCTAAATTGGGATCAAAATAATTTGGCAAACGGAAAAAGTTTAAATAATGCTAATGAAGCGTTTGATACCAAATTAGTTTTAGAATATAATGATATTCACAAAACAATTACAAATTTTGATATAGATGATACAACAACAACCAAAAGGCCTGTAACATATTTTAATTATGAAAATTTAAACGTCACATTGGATACGAATGATCTGAAAAACTTTTATGAAAATAGAAAACTAACAGATCAACTAATAACAGAAGGTAATTTAGAATATGATAACTATTCGAATTATCTAACTGATATGCAAACAACGTCAATGTTGAACACACCATATTTTATAAATGCAATACAAAAAGGGGTTTTTAACTTTAGATACAAACAAAGAGACCAATACCCATATAAGTTAGCAGCATATTTGTTTTTGAATAGTTTACCATTAGCAACATTAAGAGAAAAATATGTTTCCAAAAATGGAAACTCAACTACGGATTTAAATTATATTTTATCCACGTTTAAAAAGTTTGGTGCTGTTCATAAATTACCATATGCTTGGATTTTAAAATATGGATCAATTTGGCATCGTTATAAAATATACAAAGAAACGGGACAAGACATTTTAGATGAGGTTTGGACTGACTTTAATTATAAAGAAAATTGGGATCCTGTTAATTCGGCAACCACATTGAACTATAATTTAGTTATTGATGGAACACAAAGAGATTTAGTTTTAGACACAACAAGCGGAACACCGTCTTTTACAGATATTAATACAGGATTTTATCCACAATTAGTTGATGATTTTAGTGTCTTCATTCAAGGGTTAAAAATATTTAGCGGACAGACACAAGTTAGTGGAACTTGTGTAAGTCAACAAATTACTGGAACATGTAATACCTATGAAGTTACGGGAACTTGTTCTACAACAGGGACAGGTATTACAATCAATTCTATTTCAAATAATTACATAACAACACCACACACTATTTTTGTTCCACAACTTAACGCAACAATACAATTAGTTTCACAAGTAAGTGGAACAACGGGAGGAACAGGTTATTATACAACACCACTAAACTTTAATGCTGCGTTTAGTAATCTTAATTTTGTCTTGGGATCATTTGCCGATATTACTAACACCACACAATACCCAAATCAGGTGGGTCAAATTTTAAGTGGTAGTTCTTCTGTTTCGGCAATTACAATTCAGAGTGTTTATAGTGCGTCAACGGGAACTACATCAATTTATGAAGTAAGTAAAATATCTGCGGAAACATTTAATTACACTGTGGCGAATCCTCC